ACTTAGCACAGATTCTAATGATGCTAATGGTGCTGAATCTGGAGAAGCTATTAAAATTAGTAGCAGTTCTGCCCTTGTTTCTAAGAAGTTTACAATCAATGATGGTGCATCGCCAACACCAACTACATTCTTTAGTGTAGATTCTACTAATGGCAACACCATTATAGGTAATCCAAACACGACTTCATCAAATGGCAACCTTAGCATTTATGGTGCGTTTACTATGGCAGGTGGTACTCCAACTGGAGCCACGGAATGTGATAAGTTTAAATTAACAGATGCTTATGACACAACATTCCAAGTCAATACATGTACTGGTGACACAACTATTGGTAATCAAGTTGCAAGAATTGAATTAGTTCCTGTTTTTCTTAATAATAATGGAACTTCTTCATATCTACCAACAATCAGTACTATACTTTCATATTATCAAAACTCCACTGATACAGTAGTCTATTCTTATTCGGATGACCAAACAACCATCAACCCTGGTGGACCAGTAACAACAACTTCTGGAGCAATGACGCTTGCTTCCAGTCTATATCAGAGTTATTATTTACCAGTTCAAAGTATTTCTGGTTTTTCTGCTGATGATTTGATACTTGTTGGTAATATAACAACAGGTGTCTTTGAAATTATGCAATTAACTGGAGATCCATTTTTAACAGCTGGAAGCATGATAGTTTATCGTGCTAGAGAAGGAACTAATACTATAACAGTTAGCGCAGGATTTACAGTTAAGAAAATTTCTAAGCATCCAGAAACAGCAAATCTAATTGATATTGCTCAAAGAACAAGAACTTCCACAACATTATCTCCAACTACTCCATTCTTATCAGCTATTATTGATCTCGGTTACATTGTTCAACAAAAAATTGATTATAATCAGTATATCAGACTGGTTAGAGGTAATAATTCTTCTATATTTGTTGTTCCTAAATCTGATGGTACAGTACAATCTGGTAGATTACTAGGTACTAGACATTTACCAGGAATAGATGAAAATAGACAAAGTGGTGCTATACCATTTAGAAGAGGTAATCTAACAATAAACAATGATATGAAAATGATTGGTGGTAGTTTAACTATTACTGATTCTACAAATCGTTCTGAGTTGTTTAAGATTTTTAACGATGATGGTCACGCAGATCACAGCGCAAATATTGGATGGATAGCTAGTGTTAGAGGAAGAGGAGATTTCTTCTTGTATGGTTCTGGGTGTCCAGAATCTGTACTTATTTCTGCTGCTGGATATTCCCCAACTTTCTCAGTTGATAATTTAGGTAATGCTAGAGTTCTTTTAACCTTGGGTGTTACTGGAGTAGCAGCTGCTTCTCCATCTTCAGGTATTTCTTCATTGTCTGTTGACAATTTGGGTGTAAATGGAGCAAATAAATTTACTATTAAACAAACTGGAGAAATCGATTCATTTGGTTATACCAGTTTCTATACTCCTAGTGGTGCTAGACATACTAGATATGTTTCAACCACCTCCACTGATGATGCCAAAGTTTTAAGTCCAAACATTGTTTACATGGTTAATGTTACAAGTCAAGATACTTTAATCTTGACATTGCCAAGTAGCCCAAGAACTGGCGACACAGTTAAAATTGTTGAAGTTGGTGGTAATTTAAGCTATCAAACTACATTAGTCGTGAGAGCGCCAGGAACATCGGTTAGAGTACAGGGAGATTCTACAGGAACATTGTTTGGTGGAAGATCAACTGCTTATCCTTCTGGTGAATTGGTCGTACAAACTCCAAATGCTGCATTTACTTTGGTTTATCTTGGAAGCACTGACAGCAATGGTCAAGTAGGAATTCCTTCCACGGTTCAAGGTTGGTGGTTAATGGAGGTTTGATTTGTGGCAAACTACAACAGAGTAAAAACGGTTAATACTGCTCCTGTTGGTACTATACTTCCTTGGTGTGGTAGTAGTGTCGGTTCAGCATTAAAAGATGCTATACCAAAAGGTTGGATGGTTTGCGATGGTAGACAATTAAAAGCGTCCGATTATCCACTTTTGGCATTGACTATAGGAAATACTTATGGTCCGTTTCCAGAGGTTGGGCAATCTGGTCCTGTTGGAATTGTAAACTCTTATCCTAATTATGATCCTGATGGACAAAGAACTGGATATACTGATATTTTTTATTTACCAAGTTTTAACCAAAGAGCTTTAGTAGATATTGAGGCTTCATTGCTTACTACATTAGAATCATCAGTTATTGGTAATTATGTTTCAGAAAATGGTGTCGGTGCTTCTCCACCAACATTTTCAACTAGTTATGTCAGTATTTCTTTTCAGACAGAACAATCTAATAATCTTGCTGGAAGATTAACGGGCGTAAGTATTGGTGATCCGTCATATCTTGATACTTATTATATTATTCCCAGAAAATTAGGAATCGATCACACGCCAAGTCATACTCATGCTAGAAATACTGCTAGTGGAATTGAATACAATTCTGTATCTATAGGTGCTGGTTATGCTAGAGTATTTGAAGCTGGAAACTCAATAACACAATCTTCGTGGACAAGTGCTACTGCTTTGGGAAATAATGGAGCTAATTCTACCCCAGATTCGTGGTCTAGTCCAAATATTCCATTAACTTATTATGACGCAGATGCATCGTCACTAGTTGATACTAGTACCTTTAGAACATATGCTTCTACTGCTACCCAAATTCCTTTAACTACTACTAGAACAATTGGTAGTTATGCTAATACTCAATCATATACTGATCCTGGTAATAGAATTGCTGGCGTAGCACAGGAAGGCGTTACAGGCTCAATTCCAGTAGCTGGAACATATCAATCTCTTAGAAATTATTACTTGGACAACCCAACTCAAACATACGCTACTACTTTACAACACAACCAAGAATCATATAATAGTTCTGCTATGGCATCTCATAATCATGCAACCATAGATTTGGAAATGAATAAGGGTGGATTGGGTTTAAGTTCTACAATATTATTCAATAATGTTGGTACTGGCAGTGTAACACCAATAAATGTAGATAGAGCAATAAATATAAGTATTAATCCAAATACTCCATCTCAAACTATTACTTACATAATAAAGGCGTATTAACAAAATGGCAGTATTTTATAACAAAGAAAGATCTAAATTAGGAAGCGTAACTGGTTCTATTATTAGTTTTTCTACTAAATTAGAAACTAATGAACCAACTGATCCAAATAATAAAAGATTGCTGCCAGCTGGATATCTTAGGTGTGATGGATCAGTATATTCTGCCAATATTTACCCGCTATTAGCCGAAATAGTAGGTACTGGTGATAATTGTAAGTTTAAAAAATCTTCTACTACTTTAAGATCTGATCAGTTTCAAGTTCCTGATTTATTAGTAAAACACATCAGAGCTTCTACTGGTGCTAACGTAGGAACTATTAATGATTTACAATATCAAACTGCTACAGGAACTACTTTAACAAAATCTGGAATTGGATTAGATGTGTTATCAAATATAAACTCAACATATACTTTATCATATACTGGAAGTTTTTATCTTCCTTCAGTAACAGTTGATCTCAGAGGACAACCATCTTTTACCAGAACTACTGGAGATTACACAGAAAATTCTGATGTTCCATATAATGGAATTATACCACATGCTCACTTTAGTACCACTCTTAGAAGCAGAACTAAAAATTATGGTGGTACTAATACAGCAACTACACAAAATAATTACGACAGAAGATCAAGTACTTTGGATATTTGTACATGGTACAAAAATACATATCAAATACTTTGTCAACACTCAGCAGAAACTTCTGGTGGGTATCCAACAAGCACATTTAGTCGTTCTTTCCCTGGTAACACATCGAATGCTTGGAAATTTACTAACATGTGTTTAACATCATGTCGTTTTAATACTACTGATGGTGGTGCTTCTTGTTTAATACCCACAACTGCTGCTGCTTGCGATTCTTGTGTTTATAGTTTTCAATATCCTGCACAATATACTGGAGGTAATTTTAGTTCTGGAGCCTATCAAACAACATTATGTGGTGGACCCATTACATATACTTCTACTGGGTATCTTATGTGTTTTCCCTCTGGATTTTTTGGTGGAATTGTGTCATCTTGTGGATATGCTGCTCCATCTGCTGGTAATTATGGTGCTGGCAATCCAGGATTAATAACATTAAGTGGTAATTTTTCTGGCGTTACTGTACCATTTGCTACAGGTTCTTCCACTTTAACTGGATATATGGGTTTAAGTAATGTTACTACTCAAACAAGTGATTTTGGAAATGATGGAACACATAAACATAGAACACCTTTAACTCCACAACCACACACATATCAAGTAAGAACTAAAGCGCAAACTTTTCCAGCAGAAGGATTGACATCTACTATTACTGTGAACACTACCGCAGAAAAAAAAGCAGATAATTATATTCAACCATACGTCGTTGTAGAATATTTAATCAAGGTATAACATGGCAGACTATAGAAACAGGTATCAAAATTTTTACTTAGATAAAAAAGGATCTTATGTTCCCGTAGGATCTGTGGTGCCAGTTCTTGCTGATGTATATTCTAGAAATTCTGATCCCATTACTTATGATCCTGGTATAGGATTACGCTCTGGAGCACAAACACCACATTATTCTTATTTTGGATATTTGTATTGTGATGGGTCTTTGTATAATATTAGAGATTATCCAGGATTATATGAGATAATAGGTAATACTTATCTTCAAACATCTGATATTAGAAATGGATATTCTCCTGCCAACACTTCTTCTGATGGAAGTATACAGAGATCATTATTTGATGGCAATGATTTTTATTTGGTTTTTTCTCAAGATTCATCATTGAGTTGGAATTCTAGAGATCCTTCTCATAACTTAGTTAAAAGACCTTTTCCATATGGAGCTTCTCTTAATATTACTAATTTGGGAAGTTTTCCAACAGGATTATTAGCAACTGCTACAAATTATACTTTAGTTGCTCCTACTACAACAAACATAAGTGTTGCGGCAAATGAATATCTTTATAAAGTTGATGGTGTTTCTGGTGCTAGCGTTAACAAAACAACATACACCAAAACTTGGTCAACTTTAATTACATATCCAACGTATACAATAAAGAAAAATTATGCTTTGAGTGATTTTCCATATATTATAGGAAAATTTAGAGTTCCTGATTACAGGCAGAGAAAATTAATTGGTTACTCTGAAAATGGAATTTCTGGTGCTGGATCTTCAACAATAGAATCTAGGTCAAATGCTGATGTTGGTGCTACTGGCGGAAGGTGGTATATTTCAACGTCTTCTATTGCTGATCCCAGTTTCTATGTAATTGGGGATGTTAAAACCACTGGATATTCTAGTATTAGTACAATAGTATCTTCGGATTTGATTGGTAGTGTTCAATTTAAAATTGGCCCAGTAGAAGATTATACTTTAGTACGTCCAATCACTCACTCACACATTTTATTAAACTGTGTACCAAATGAAAGTACAGAATTTGCCAAATCTTATACAGAAGTTGATAGATTTTCTGTTGCTTATCAATCAATTACTGGAAATATTATTGAATTTGTTCCAGGACAATCTCCAGCTGGTATTAGACCAGCTACAGCTACTGGCGTTAGTGACGCAACATCAGATGGAGCTCCACTAGCACATAGTCATGGTATAGTAGGATCAAGATTAACGAGCACATCGGTTGCTACATATGGAAATACAAATGGAATTGGTGAATTTCTAGTAACAAATGGCGTAACAAATTATAGATCAACTGATACTCCAGCAATTCCTGTTAATGGCAATTTAACTTATAGTTCCGTAACTGGATATGTTTCTGTTAATACAGTATCCGCACACGGATTTGTTGCTGGAAATGTTATTACTATTTCTGGTGCAACACCCAATGCTTTTAATGGACAATTTACGGTGTTGGCAACGGGATTATCGTCAACATATTTTCAATATACACCATTAACTGCCCCAAGTCCAACCACATCCAGTGGTACAATTATATTGCGTAGTGCTAATGGATTTTTCCAAACCAGTACAGTAACTGTATTGCCTAGAATGTGGGTGGTGGATGATATTACTGTAATTGGAGGAAAAACAGTTTTAATTGATAATCCTGCTGGATATCAATTAGTTCAAGATAATCAGATAACAACTGCTGGAACAACTAATATAACTGCTCCATCTACTTATGCGAGAATAGTTGTAGCTTTAACTTCTTCTGGTGGTGGGGGAGCAAATAGTACTTCAAATGGTACTAATGCTGCCGATACTACATATAGTTTTACTTTAGATGGTGTTGTATATGGTATAAAAGTTACTGGTGGTGGGGGTGGATTTAGCAGCAATGCTGGTGGGTCTCCAGGAAATGTATATTATTCGGTCAATGGTGGCGCATATAGCACTACAGTTCCATCATCATTAACAGCCAATACAAAATTTAGTCTTGTTACATCGGGTCGAGGGACTGCGGGAACTAGTGGATCCATATATACTCCAGGACCAAACTTATCGGTGCCAGGTGGAACAATTACCGATACTACAGCTGGTGCTGGTGGAGCGGGTACATCATCTTATATCACAAATATTGTAACAAATTCTCCTGTTACATTTACTACTTCTCAGGGATCTTTTTCTTTGCCTGCTAATACTACATCAGTTACATTTACAATTGCTGGTGGTGGTGGCGGTGATGCTTTTAGAAGTCCAAATGAAGGAAATGCTGGGTGTGCTTCTAATGTTATCGGTGGTACGGGAGGCGCGGGAGCACAACTAACTGGATCTCTTAATTTGTCTGCTCTTGGTCAAGGAGCATTTAGTGTAACTATAGGTCAGCCTGGTGCTAAAGGTGGTAATTTAAGTGAGGGTAGCAGCACTGATGCTGCTGGATATTCTGCTGGTGGTACTGGAGCATCAACTGGTGGAACTAGTGGAATTGGTGCTTGGGGTAATGGTGGATCTGGTGGTGGTGGTGGTGGATCTACTGGTCTATATTTTGCTGGTAATCCTATTATGGGAGCTGGTGGCGGTGGCGGTGGCGGTGGATCTGGTGGTGGAGATAATGGTTCAGGAACAGTTGACCCCTGTTCAACGGGCGGACCAGGACAACTTGGTGCAAAATATATTGTTGCAAGTTACACCGCTATGGATTTTAGTAATGGAAGCAATGGTGGAAGTTCTGGGTGTTCTGGTGGTGCTGGCGGCGGTGGTGGCGCTGGTGCTGGTAGCACTACTTCTGGTGCTCCAGGAGGCGGTCCTGGTGGACCAGCAGGTTTAGGTCATACT